CCATAACCGGAAAGCACGGATATGGGATTGTAGAGCCATATATGGTGCAGATCGGACAGACTGGATTTACAAAAGACCGAAGCAAGGATGTTAGAGAGCCGCTTACAACGATTGTGAGCAAAAATGAGCATTGTCTTATCAGTCCTACATTGATTCAGTATCATTCAGAAACTTCAAAGGATGGAGTAAGGGGACAGACTATAGAAGATCCGATCATGACAGTGGACAGCTCAAACAGATATGGACTGGTCGCATCATTCCTGCAAAAGTACTACGATGGTGGATATAAAGGCGCAGGCGATACATTAGAAAATCCGCTACCTACAGTAACAGCGTGGGATCATAACAGTGTAGTTACGGCAAATCTTATCCAGATGAATAACCATTGTGATGGGCGAGATTTACGTGATCCTATACCAACAATAACCGCTGGGGATGGTCACTTCGGAGAAGTAAGAGCATTTTTAATTAAATATTATGGGCAGGGAACCGGACAGGACATTGAGGAACCTCTTGATACAGTTACATCCAGAGATAGATTTGGACTTGTGACTATTGAGGGTGTAGATTACCAGATTGTGGACATAGGATTGAGGATGCTTGAGCCGAAAGAACTTTACGGATGCCAGGGATTCCCAGACGATTACATAATCGACCATGACTACACAGGAAAGACATATCCGAGAAGTGAGCAGGTCAGAAGATGCGGAAATGCAGTGTGTCCACCGATACCAGCAGCATTGGTTAGAGCCAATCTGCCAGAACTGTGTATTGCGGAACGAACACCGAACATGAGGATGGAAGCAGAGCAGACCGGACAGCTCCGGTTTACGTAGTTAAATTGTTAAGGAAACAATCGGAGTTGGTGTAAACGAAAAAGCAGTCTTGCGGTTTTATCAAACTGCCCTTTCGTTTACATCAATTTCGATTTTTCCTTGGTGAACAAAGTCGCGTCCCTTTCGCCACTTCTATGGGAATTCAATCTTTGCTCTCTTCTATAAGTTTATCATATCTCGTGTTTTATTGACAGCTGGTTTTTGCCAAAAGAATTATTTTTAGGCATGACAAACAGACTCCCTTTGCGGAAGTTTTTTGAAGTATTCAGTTGTATATTTTAACATCTCATATGCGCTAAAACAGATGGTGTATGCTTATCTGGAAGATGTGGAACCATTTTTCCGCCACAGGAAGAACACCTGCATACATCTATGTTATATAGCAGCTTTATCATTTCAGTGGCACTTCGATTTTTCAATGCAGAAATATATTTTTTACATCCAAGCAGATTTCTACAGTGTGTCATCTTTTTGCTCTTGTTTCGGCACGACAGCAAACCATAGTGCCGGATTCTGACAAAACGTTTTGGAGGAACATGCATTAAAAATCGACGGATGAATTCCTCGCCCGGAACTGTTTTCTCTTTCCACTGACCTTTGTTTTTATAGTCTTTTACAGCATATGTAACAGTTGCTTCCGTCATGGACTTGATCCGATGATTACTGATTGCTATCCTGTGAGTATATTTCCCAAGATAATTTATGACTGACTGTGCTCCATTAAATGTTTCCTTACAATAAGCAACCCAGTCTTTTTTATAGCACTCATCGAGAAGTCCTTTGAAGCAATAGTGGTTTTGATATTTCTCCGCTGTACCATGAAACTCAAGCCTTGAATCATTCCACAGGCTTTTTAATTCGCACAAATATTTCCCACGGAACACTTTTGCAATGACCCCATATGGGAGAAAAAACTTCCCACCGGTATCTTTCCATTTGCTGTCCTTATCAAGCCCACCTCCAAGAACAATGGTATGAATATGAGGATGATAATTCATTGCAGAACCCCAGGTATGAAGAATGCAGATATACCCTATATTAGCTCCCAGGTACTTTGCGTCTTTTGCCAATTCATTCAAGGTTGCTGAGGCAGCATGATACAGTGCATCATACAACAGCTTCTGGTTGCTGTAAATGATGGAATTCAATTCCTCAGGAACTGTGAATACTACATGATAATAGGGTGCATCAAGTACGTTCTCTTTTTGTGCATCAATCCATTTCTCTTTCGGAAACTCCTGGCACATGGGACAGCATCTGCTTCTGCAGGAGTTATTATGAATGCTGATACATCCGCAGTCCTCACAAACACTGATGTTTACACCAAAAGCGCCTGTTTTACAGTTCATGATATGATAAGCTGTTTTTCTATGATGAGCAGGAGGGCTATTCCTCTTTTCATAAGAAGGATAAAACCGTTCAAATACATCTTGTATCGTACATGATTTCTCCATAATCATTCACCGCCCATCTCATCAAATGGACTCCTGATTCCAAGCAGGGTTTTATTGCTTACATGCAGATAAACCTCTGTTGATTTTGGATCACGATGTCCCAGAAGCGCTTGAATATATTTTACATCACAGCCGGATTCAAACAGATGACTTGCAAAGCTGTGACGTAAACAATGCGTGGAGACGTGTTTCTGAATGCCTGCTCTTTTGGCACTTTCACGAAAAAACTGAATGACACTATCTTTTGTAAGATAATCCCCTGTCCATGAACTTGGGAACAAAATCCCTCTTGGTCTGCCACATTGAAACCAGTATTCTGTCAATATCTCGAGCGTCCGGTCTGCAAGCAAAGTATAACGATCAGAGCGACTTTTCCCATCACGGATGTGTATGGTTTTGTTCGTGCGTGAAATATCATCATAATGAAGATGTGTGACTTCTGAAACACGAAGTCCGCCTGAATACATAGTGGCAATCATAGCTTTGTGCTTCAGATTTGGCGTAGCATCAAGAATAGCTGATATTTCTGTTTTTGTAAGCACCGTTGGTAACTTCCTGTCCCTTTTCATACGAGGTATGTCATCATCATCCCAATTCTTCTTCAATATTTTTTTGTAAAAGAAGCGGATTCCTGAATGGTAGTGATTGTATGTTTCTGGTGAAATCCCGGAAAGTTTCTTTTCAGTTAGGAATATATCAACATCGTCAGTTGTTAATGCATCTATATCCTTGGCTGTGTGGTTCAAAAAATGAGCAACACTGGTACAGTATGCATGAATCGTGGAATCCTTGAGATTCCGTTTATTCGCAGCAGATTGAATCTGATTAAAAATTTCTTCGTACATAATAAAATCCTCCATGTAAAATCAGTAGTTAATGAAAAACCCTGCTTACATGGAGGTGCATTAGCATAATAAAACCGCTTGTCAGAAAAGCGGTCAAATGGTATTCTTTTCATAGGCAGTGGTGTCTTTCTTTATTGAATTGTTTTGTGTGGTAACTTTACAATATCAAATACTGGTAAGAATTGCCATTGCCTATTTTATTATTGAGAAAAAGAAAGCTGCGCCACAGCCTTGGCAGGCCATCGCGCAGCGATTTTGTTCAATTAGAAATTAATGGAGGATACAAAAAAATGAAAAATGGAATTCACGGAAACAGAGAACAGCTTGAGGAATTATCAGTGAATAGGATCCTTGGTGAATTATATGATAAGGCGAAAGCTGAAAATGATGGGAAAATTCATATAAGAGAAATTGAGGACGGACATATTGGAGATACTATAGAACTTTATTAATAATCACTTAAACTGAACTTTAACGGATTAAAACGGAGGTAGAAAAAAGATGGCTAACTTTTATAAGAGTAATGATGTAGACATTGATTTTTCAGAGGAAGAAAAGGAAATATTAAAAAAAGCAAGTGAAATTCTGAATGATTTAGGTGCAAGACTTTGGCAAAACGATTGTGACGAAGATGGCGTTTTCTTTTCTGATTTAGGAGGAGGCATTGAAAATGCATTAGAAGGGGATTACCAGATGCCATAGAATAAAACCTGAATATTGAGATCTTTACCGGCTGAAATATGCCGGTAAAAAAATACATATCAAAGAACATATGTTCCGACCATATGTGTGCAATTGCAACTGTAAATGAAAAAGAGCCTGTGCTGGGAACACAGACCCTTAAAGTAATACATTACTTACTATATCAAGTAAAATGTACTACTTTTTCTACTATTAGTAAAGGGGGAAATTTTACTATGCTGACAAAATCGGAATTAATCAATGATATTGCTTATGAAATGTCTGGGTATCTGACTTCGGAGGGAATCGACCGCCTTAAGACTGTGATTACTTTTAAGCTGGTCAACATTAATCTGACCGCAGCAGAGACGCTACCATCTACAGAGATTTTCGACAACGAGTACATCATGAAGCGGTACATCATAGACCTCACAGCAACCGGCAGAAAGCAAAGCACGATTAAGCTTTATATCACAATCATTAAAAAATTCTTTGCAGAAACAGGCTTGAATTATCATACATGTACAGGGCAGGACGTGATGGATTATATCGCTACCAGACTGCATAAGGATAAAATCTCTAAGGCTTATGCTTCCACGATCCAAAAGTATATGTCCTCATTTTTCGCTTGGGCGTATCGCAAGAAGCATATTGATGATGATGTATCCAGAGATATAGATAAAATCAGACAGCCGCAGAAGAGAAAAGAGCGTTTATCTGATGAAGAGATTGCCAGAGCATCCTTATCTATCAGTCATGACCTGCGATTAAATGCGTTATTTGAATTAATGCTTGCCGCTGGTCCTCGTGTCGGGGAGATTGTAAACCTTAATATTGACAACCTCGATTTTGCACGAAAGGAAATCCACATTTGGGGAGAAAAAACGTCACAGTGGCGCACCTGCTTTATGACAGAGAGATGCAAACAGGCATTAAAACAGTACATCGGAGATCGCACGGAAGGCGCAGTGTTTATCGGCTTACGTGGCAGAGGACGGATGTGCAATAAGTCAATTGAGGATATGGTCAAAGAGATTGCGCTTTTTGGCGGTTGCAAATTTAATGCGACAGTGCATTCGTTCCGAAAGACCTTTGCGTCCAGAGAATACCGCAGAACTAAGGATGTGCTTTTCGTTTCAAAACGTCTCGGACACAGCAGTACGGATGTGACTATTAAGTATTACATTTGCGATGATGTTGAGCTGGATAGGATGCAAGCAAATTTAGCAGCATAAAAGAAAAAAACACTTGACTCATGAGGTCCGAGTTGCATCTTGGAGAGTTCATTCCGGAAATCAACCAGTAAAAACAGTGTACAAAACTTTACAGTAAAATGTGTTATATAATAAATACAGAGCATGAGCAGATCGAAAAGGTCTGCTCTTTTTATTTACAGGAAGGAGGATTTTAATTGAATACGGTCGAACCAATCAGAGACATCAACACAGTCTGGGACATAGCAGACTACCTGGGGGAAAAAAGCGAACGGAATAAGATCATGTTTCTGTTCGGAATTTATGTAGGCATCAGAGTATCTGACATTTTGAGCTTAAAGGTAAGAGATGTGAGAGATATGAACTATGTCAGCATCCGGGAGATGAAAACCGGAAAAGAGAAACGCTTTCCGATTAATGAGGAATTAAGGCCTTTACTTAATAGGTACATAAAAGGAAAAGCAGATTATGAACCGCTGTTTCCATCGAGACAGCAAAACAAAGCGTTATCCAGATGTCAGGCGTACAATATATTATCAACTGCCGGGGAGAAGTTTGGGTTGCAGCATATCGGAACGCATACCATGAGGAAGACGTTCGGATATCATTTTTACCAGCAGACGCATGATATCGTGACATTACAGAAGATATTTAATCATGATAACACACACATAACTATGCGATATATAGGACTGGAGCAGGACGCTATCAGCGAATCAATCATGAAGCTATCGTTTAAAAAGAGACGATAGTTATTTTTTTATCAGTAAAGTTAAACATAAAACTTTTAATGTATAACTGATTGGATATGATATGAGTTTCTTCTATTAAAAAAGAAAAATAGAGCGAGTTATACAGAATGTAAAGATATGATAAAGTGAGCGAGGTGAGCAGATGAATAAAGAAAAGTATTCTGATCCAACAGCAGAACAGGCGATTGCTAATGTGATGCGAAAGAAAAAGAAAAAGAATCATTGCAACTGGGAAAAGTTCATAGCGAAAAAGACGAACATGGAGCAGAAGATGGAGAAGCTTATAAAAAAATAAAGTGTGTACAAAAGTTTACAACGATGTGTGATATAAAGATAAAGTAAAGCGTGGCTGATGAAGCTGCGCTTTTCCATTTACTTAATCCTCTTAATACGATGCCAGACATTCAATTCTATTTGGATGCCTGGAAAGAAAGAAGATGATGAGATGGCGAAGGAATACGCCAAGCCCTTCTATAACTCCGCTGCATGGAAGAATATGCGGAAGGAAATATTGAAGAGGGATAATTATAAATGTCAATGTAAAGGATGTCACGAGGTTGCTACAGAAGTTCATCATAAGACAGAGATTACAGAAGAAAATATTCATGACATTAATATAACTTTGAATCCAAACAATTTAATTTCTTTATGTTCAGAATGTCATAAGGCAATCACGAAAGCTGAACATGGAAAAGAACAGATTGGAATTGTTCGTTATGTAATTGATGAATCTGGTTATCCGATTCCAATCACTCCCCCCGGTGGTCATTGAGATTTTCCGGGGTGTTGAAGACCGAGGGCATCCCACACGTAGAACCGACCGGAAATGCGAGTAAGGGGTGTAGGAAGGAGGTTTCCATTCAATGGGAAATGGTTATACACCGATTTACACAGAAAAAAAGCGAAAAACGTTGATAAATCGGGAACGAAAAAGACTTTTAGAAATTTTTGAAAATGTAGAATCAAAACATAAACAAACTGTTGAAAAGTTGATTGATGAAGCCGCTTTCATGACGGCAACTTTGACGGAAACGAGAGAAATAATTATCCGTGACGGAATCGTCGATGAGTATAAAAACGGCGAAAATCAGTTCGGTACTAAGAAGAGTGCGGCGGTCGAAGTTTACGACAAAATGCTCAACACTTACACGAAAGTCATCAAGCAGTTATGTGACATTTTGGGCGAGATTCCGAAAGGCTCTGGGGAATCAGATCCGGGAGAGGAATTGGTCAAGTTCTTGACTGAACACCGTGCTTAATGGTTCATAATTTTGCAAAAGAATATTTGGATATGATTCAGGCAGGAGATGAGATCGTCAGCCAGAAAGTCAAATCTGTTTATGAGAGGGAATGTGCATGGATGGATAACCCACCAGCAGATTTCCCTTTTTATTTTGATCCAGAGCGAGGAAACCGACACATAGAATTCATTGAGCGTTTCTGCAAATTGTCACAGGGTAAATTTGCAGGACAGAATATAAAACTTGAACCTTTTCAGAAGGCAAAGATACAGATGGTTTTCGGATGGGTTGAAAAAGACACGCATTTCCGAAGATTCCGTGAAGTTGATGATCTCCGTGGTAGAAAATGCGGAAAATCAACCGAGACTGCCGCTGTGGAATGGGATGCCGCATTGAATGACAATGAGATGGGTGCACAGATTTATTGCACTGCAAATAAAAAAGACCAGGCGAAGATTATCTTCAACGAATGCGTGAACATGATGAAGCATTCTCCGGCACTGAAAGCCGTTGCGAAGAAAAGACAGTCGGATATTTATATCGATTTGTTTATGAGCTACATCATGGCATTGGCAGCAGATTCTTCAACACTGGATGGACTGAACACTCATTTTTTCTCGCTTGATGAATTTCACGAACAGCGCACAAGCAAGCTGTATGATGTCATGTTGCAG